CAGCAGCTGTTTCTCCTTTCATAAGTGGGCCCATTACTCTTCCAGCATTATTAGCTACTCTCTTAACGCCTCCTGAAGCAGTTCTTACAAATTTTCTTCCGCCTTTTCCAGTAAATACCCCACCAACCAGATCTCCTCTAGCCATCATCATGGACATTTTATATTCATTTACAGCTAGCTGTGCAGTTTTCCAGCCTCTTGTTATAGCAAATGTACCACTAACCATATTTGTAGTCAACATACTAGTTGATAACATTAAAGTTTTTATTATGGCATTTACACCCCATAATGCAGTTTTTATTGCTAACCAACCAACAGCCATACGGGTTATGAATCCACCAACTGGAGAATTAACGAACCATGTAAATCCCTTAACTATCTTAGTAAGTACTGATAATACATCTTTTAATACTGGTTCAAGATTCTCAGTAAATGATACCATAAAGTTTTCCCATGTATTTGATAATACTAACATGTGACCCTTTAGTGTTTCCATCTGCTTACCAGCAAGTTCATTTACCTCTCCTTGTGAGTTCTTTATCTTTAAGAGCTTTTCATTATACCTATCCAAGTTCTGTATTAAAGCATCTGCAGCTCTAACTCCTCTTTTGCCAAATAGTGCAGTCATAACGTCTAATCTCCTAGCACTACCCATGTCTGCAGTTTGACGTTTGAATTCACTCATTACAAAGTTTATATCCTTAAGGTTACCCTCTGCATCTACAAATGAGTTTGGGTCTAATCCCATCATGTTTAATGCAGTCCTCTGCCTCTTTGTAGAGAACTTACCAACTGACTTGGTTAGATATTGCAACATGTTTTGTAAAGAAGTACCAGCCATAGACCCTTGGATTCCTGAATCTCCCATTACTCCGATAGCAGCTGCAATTTCTGGAAGTTTATATCCAAGCATATTTGCTGATGCAGCTACGTACTTAATAGAAGCTCCCATGTCACCCATGTTAACATTACTACTAGTGGTTGCAACAGCTAACATATCTGCAGTCTCAGCCGCTCTAGATGCTTCAAGGTTAAAAGCCCTCATAACATTAGTAGCAATATCAGCTGTTCCACCCTTACCACCAAATTGCCACATAGTTGCCTGAGCTAATTTAGAGAAAGGACCAGTGTTAGCCATTATCTCCCCAGCATCTTGACCGGCCATGGCCATAAACCTCATACCATCTGCTATCTCTCTTGTACTGTATATGGTTTCTACAGCAGCACCTTTTGCTCTTTCTTTAAGATCATCAAAGTGTTCACCAGTTCTATCAGCTAATGAACCTACGAAAGTCATAGTATAATCAAACTCTGCACCAACTTTAGCCCATTGATACATGATACCAAGGCCTACTGCCCCAAGGGTAGCATACCCAGCCTGGGCATCTCTTGACGCTCTAAGTGTGGATCTGGCTTGAAGTTCCATTTCCTTTCTCATGTTTTTAGCATTCATATTAATACGTCTAGCGGGACCAGAAAATTGGTCCCGTAAGAACATAGTAACACCTACGCTAAGGCTGCCGCCCCCTACACCGTATACAGACATAATATAATTTTTATTTTAAGGAATCTAAATGTTTTTTCTTCTCTTCGTCATGGATCTTACAAATATCTAAGAATGTTTTTCTCTTGCTTACTGTTAAACTTAAATATTCTGACCATGTGAAATTTAACTTATGTTGACATAAGACAAAGTAGTCGACCTCTAGAGATCCATGACTGGGTAGAAAAAATCTACTAGATTAGATAGGTCAACATAAGCCTCTACGTTTTCATCCTCTGGATGTTTAACTGCAGATAGTAACGAATATTTCTTATCTTTAGAATCTATAATAGATCTTATCTCCATCATATCTCTTCCAGAGAATTGTTTAAAGTTTTCAACCTTCATCCACTCATTTGGACCTTCAACGTATAATTCAAAACTTCTTGATGATATCTCTGAGTTCTTAGAAGCTTTCTCTTTTGAAAGGTTCATTAAGTAGTTTTCACTCTCACCATTTGATAAAATGAATCTTACTTTCTTGCCAGATCTTGTAGTATGTTCTACTGGCTCATAAGGATCATTGTCATACGGTGGGATTCTAGTAGGCTTATACTCATCATCTCCTTCTTCTGGAAATGGTTTACTATAATCCCATATATAATCCTCTAAGTTATCAGAGTATTTATCTGGAGATTTTCTACCAACCCATTGGTACTCAAAATTAACATCATTACCAAGTGAGAATATTCTACTCATAGTTGTTATTATAAGTCTATCTCTTTGAGGCATAATGTTTATCTCTTTCTCAGTAGGTCTTCTATCATATTTAGAATGGTTTATAATGATACCAGCTAAGAATTGATCATAAGACCTACCAGATTCTACATTTGCCATGTTTGATAATACTTCATCATCATCACCATTCTGTTCTCTGATAGTTACTTCATGTCCTGAAGGAATTTTGAAGGTTAAAAGTTTTCCGTGTAATTTTTCTTGTTTTGCTAAATCCATTTTTTCTTTGTTTTAATAATTGATTAATACTTATGTTAATTGTTCTCTTTATCTCAATCCAATTTAGAGCTAAAAAAGAGGGCATTACGCCCCCTCAAAGAAAAAACTGGATTGTGAAAGAAGAACCGGTTTTTATATCTTTTCAACTCGGTTGACTTGAAGTTCTACAGATTCTATAGAATTGTCAGATGACATCCTATCAAGTTTCTGCCCGTTGATTTTACTTGGCCATACTTCGTGGCATATCCAAGTGTTGATTGCAGTAGCTCCATCCTCAGCTAACTCTGTTATTACAAGAGTTTTCCAATAAGCCATAGGAGGTAACCCACCACCCTGGAAAGTATCAGCTACTGAAGCTGCCCAATCGAAGAACCAATTGTCTGAGCCAGTAGTTGTTAATAGTTTGTTCAATGTTATAGCACCGTACTTAGCTCTACCACCAGTCTTAATATCATGGTTAGCATCCCCGTGTTCTGTAACATCTATTTCGATATCAGGTAGATTTACCTCCTGAGCTAACCAAGGATCTATCGGATCTGGAGCGAATTGTAACGTAAAGTTAAACTCTTTCCTTGGATTTCTTACATGTGTTGCCATTATCTAATAAATTTTAAAAATTAAATTCGAACCCAGCAGTTGTCATTACGATCTCTACTTCGATCTCTTGTAATGAAGGAATCAATTGTACAATAAGCTTAACTTTGTACATACCGTTACTTACATCAGTTGGGTCGTTAACCTGTAAATCTTCCTCGGTTATTGATTTAGCGTACTGATCACCTTGCCACTGGTAGTCATAAAAGAATTTACCCAATAAACTATCCAAGAATGGTCTAACAGTTTGATACATACGATTCCATGAAGGAATAGTGTTAGGCTCTTCTAAGAATAATTCTAAACTAGGTTTTAGAGTTTTAGTCAACCAAATCATACCTCTAGTAATACTAGCAAATTTGGTTTGAGTATCAGCCAACTGAGCAGTGAAGTTTCCTGATAACATATTTGTACCAGATTTATTTACTGCCATATTAACTTGTGCATTAGCTATCAAATTTAGTTCCTCAAATGAACCAGGAGTACCAAAGTTATTTACTATACCCAATACTCCAGAGAATTTACCTCTAGTAACTCCAGCGATGGAATAATATGGTGCATAGTTCTCATCTGTAAATGCGCAGTTACCTAAGATATCTGCCAATTCAGAAGTTTTCTTCTTTAAGCCAGTAGTAGGATCTAAGATCTCAACACCCCCAGCATAGAACTGAGTATACTTAGAATCTATAGAAGTACCTCTTCCAGATATGATATTCTCTGCAGTAACATTGCCATTACTCAAGTGAGCTAAATAAGATAAATCTTTTCTATTACTCGCATAAGCATCACCAGCTTCATGTAGACCAGTGGTAGTTTCATCATAAGAAGGAGCTGCTATTTGTAAGGCATCATCATATTGATCAAAAGCATGGAATCCATTTTTAGCACCAGAATCTCCGATGAGGTCAGTTACTTCTCTAGTACCTCCATTGTCTCCATCTTTATAATGGACACCAACTCTTGGTAAGGGTTTAATATCTGCTATACCAACTGTACTTAGATATACAGGCTCTACTAATAGAGATTCTGATAATGAATCTAAGAATGTTAGATTAGCAACAGAACCAACTTGTACCTTAATACCAGTGTAAGTTTCTGTTAGAGATCCCAATGTGATTTTTATAGTAAAGGTTCCATCTGTCAATACATTAGTAATAGATACTACCATATTATTATAACCTTCTCCACCATACTTAGCCTTAAGTTGGAATAGCTCATCATTAGCCGCATTAGCGAAAGCATGAATAGCATCATCATAACTACCAGTATTAGAAGAAGTAGTAGTAACAACTATATTATCGATAAGAACTCCATCTTCAGCTGGCTCAACTAAAATATCTCTAGTACCAACGCGGAAAGCTGCTGATATTAATGGGCTTCTCATTAATTCAACTGCAAGAGCATCTAAAGTCTTATCATTGTTTGTGATAAAAGATACAGTGTTAATGGGAGTACCATTAATATCCATGTCTATAGTGTCACCAACAATAAAGTCTTCAGTGAATGTTAGTTTACCCATATCAAGCTGTGTAGCTTTAATAGTAGAGTCAGTTAATGGGTCAGTAATATCACCGTAATGTACTACTCTTGATACCCTTAATTTAGCTCCTCTTTCAAGGGCTTTCTGGCAAAGTAATGGGAAATCGTTACCCGGAATGTAACCCCCGAATATCTTTTGGAATTTAGACCAACTTGTAATAACAGTACTTGGATCTGCTATTGGCCCATATTCTGTACCACCCAAAACAAAGCTAATACCACCTTGAGGTACTGTGACCCTGGCTGTATTGTCTGTGTATTTGAACTTAACGTTCGCTGCATTTGGCATATATAAAAAAATTTAAGTGTTATTAAACTATATGGAATATACTTTAGTCTTGAGTATTTACTTACATTTTATCTTGTAGATTCTGTAAGCCCAGTATAAACATATTGCTATTATGATTATACCCGTAACTGAACAACTAGTAACGTTCTCTAGTGCTTTATTTAATACATCTTCTAGCATAATTATAGAGTTTGTGTGATAGTTACTTTTGCACTACCCATGGTTAGATTTGTACCATCATATGTGGTATATTGCTGTGCTTTAAGCTTAGTCTGTGCTGCTGGGTGTCCAGAAGCATGTCTTACCCTAAACTTATCATTTGCTGATACTGTAGCTCTAAATTTAACATTCTTTAAGCCTTCAGTACTGTGATTAAACTCAATATAGTATTGTTCTGCAGTTTGAGCTATCCAATCTGTACCAACTAATTTCTCAAGCCAGATCCAGAATCTTTCTTGGCCACCATCAAAATCAGCATTTAATTGAATATCGAAATCTACTTTACCATCATCTTCAAATTTAAAGAAATCTTCTGTTTGACTATACGTTACCTTGTTATTGTAGTCAAATACATCGAACTGTAAAGTATTATCGTACTTATTGATAATCTGAGTAGCCATGGAAGCAGCTCTGAATCCAATTGTATCATTTGCAATATTATCTCCAGTTAATACCTCTTTAGTCTTTATAACTCTAAGTACGCTTGGGAATTCATTACCAACTACTTTAATACCCAACCCCGGACTACATCTTAATTTTATATGTATAGGAGTATTAGCGGGTACCAAGCTATCAAATATACTGTTGATTATAATTGGGTATTTATCTGGGATAACCTTATTGATTTCAATAGTTTCAGTTGAATGTAGTGTATCATTTATATATACATCAACAAAGATATTACCACCAAGCATATTGGTTTTTGTTACCTTGAAAGCTGCTTGGATAATACCATTAGTTTCATCTATTGACTTATTCGGAATAACAGTAAGTAAGTAGTTAGCCATAGTAGTAGCCAATGTTACTATATCTGTATTACTGTCTACCCATTTAAAGTATAGATCAGGTTGTACTTCTAATTGAGTTAGTCCATTATCTCCAACGACATGTTGTAACCCCTCTAGATAGTCTTCCTTTGTTTTTAGTAACTGTAGATTATCTTTTAATACTAGTCTATCTAAGTCCCCGCTTTTAAATAATTTCTGAATGTCTGGCATCTTTTTATGTTTTATGTATTAATATTATGGGCATTGTGTTGTTGTTACTGGCCTCATATCTGGTAAGTATGTTATAATCTCTCCATTGTATGTTACTAAGCAAGTACCTGGTAGTAATGTTCTAGCATAACAGCCAATTATCTTATTTTTAGTCTCATCATCTAATTGGTAGTTATACATGAGTATTTCTTGTTTCCATTTTGGACTTAAGATATTAGCAAATGAGTAACTTCCATAATCTGGTATGATATCATCAATCTTAAGTTTCTTTTTCTCAATAGGGATAACATTATTGATATTTCTATGTACAAGTCGAACTTCAAGTATATTAACTTTCCATAGGTTAACACCAGCATTAAATACTATTCCAAGTTGCATAGTTGTACCAATAGTACCACTATTCAAAGATATTGTACCACTAGTTCCAGGAGCCCAGCTTTCAGCTTGACTTATCCATTCTTGACCAATGTAAATCCCAGTAAAATGAACATCATTAACACTGTCTGACGGTACAGCATAATCAAATTCTATGGTATAATCCTCACCATCGATTAAGTCGAAATCCTTTACAAATCTAGGGTAATTATCAGCTGTACCTGTAGCTGTTACCTCTATAGTAGCTGCATCATCAGTAGCATTATGAACTAACGTTGAAGTATCATCATCTACTAATAATTGCCACGATTCTAAGTTTGCAATAAAAGAATTTTGTAGTTCTGTAGCATCACCTTCTGTTATATCTAATATATAAATGTTATCAATAATTAGATTATTAAGATAGTCTTTACCGTTAAAATAAAAGTTAAATGAACTATATCTTTTTTGAAATGTAATATCAAATGTAAAAATACCATTTCCATCTAGTTTTTCCAGTACATTAACCCAATCAACACCATCATATATTTCAAATATATACGCATCTGCATTAGAGTATAAAAGTATAACTCTATACGTATGACCCTTAATCATAGAATTGGCATTGTTCCCTAATACGGGGTATCTAATAACATTACCTGTAACAGTTTGTGTTACAACAAGTCTATTACCATCATTATGTATAGCTCCATCACAACCAGCCGTACTATTTGTTATAGTCCAACCCTGTAAAGTTCCATCATTAAAATCACTATAAAGGTGTCTAGTAAATCCGGGATGAAACCATTTATTACCTCTATCAGCATGAGTAAGTTCAATATCATCTGAATGTTGTATGTATTTAGAACCACCATTCATTCCGAAAGGTCTATGTGGATTAGTAAGAGTTCCACCTAGAACATCAAAGCCGGGATTAGTTAAA